TTCTTTTTGCATTTGATGATAAAAATAATTTTGTTTTAGAAATATACGAAAAACGACACTATAAAAATGGTAAATTGAAACAAAGAGATTTCCAAAGAGAAACTGAAATTAAAAATTTGTTAGGGTGTAAACTATTTACAATAGACATATGATCGATTCAAATGTTAAACTAAATACTAAGTTTCAAATTTTGACTCCAACAGGTTACCAAGATTTTTTTGGAATCAGAAAAATAAAAAAGGATTGTTACTATAAAATATTATTGAGTAATGGCAAAATAATAAAATGTTCGGACAATCATCCTTTTATATATAAAAATTCAGAACTGCGATCTCACGATATCAAAATCGGATCAAAAATATCGGGAGCAAATGGTGTAGATGTAGTTGTCATAACGATAGAAAAATTCGAAAATCTCATTGATTTATATGATATAGTAAACGTCTCCGGCGGTAATGTTTTTAATGTAGACGGAATTGTTTCACATAATTGTGATTTTAGTACATCTGGTAATCAAGTTGTGAGTGTTGATATTTTAGAGTTTTATAAACAAACTTATATTAAAGATCCAATTGAAAAACGTGGTAATAATCAAGATTTTTGGATATGGGATTATCCCAATTATAGTAAAAATTATATATTGACGGCTGACTGTGCGAGAGGAGATGGAGCAGATTATAGCGCATTTCATATCTTTGACATAGAAACATTGGAACAAGTTGCGGAATATAAAGGACAATTAACTACCAAGGATTATGGAAACTTGTTGGTAAGTGTTGCAACTGAATATAATAATGCGTTATTAGTCGTGGAAAACAATAACGTGGGTTGGGCTACACTTCAACAAATTATAGATAGAGATTATCAGAATACATTTTATAGTGCAGCTGATTTAACTGTTATAGATGTGGAAAAAACATATACTAATAAATTAAATTCGGCGGACAAAAAATTAGTGGCCGGATTTACAACCACTAGTAAAAATAGACCATTAATCATTAGTAAACTAGAAAACTTTTTTAGAGAAAAAGGTGTTATAATCAAGTCTAAAAGACTTTATGAGGAATTGAATGTGTTTATATGGAATGGAGCTAAAGCTGAGGCTATGAAGGGATATAATGATGATTTAGTTATGTCACTAGGCATTGGATTGTGGATTCGTGAAACAGCTTTAAAACTTAGAAACGAACAAATAGCTTATAATAAAGCAATGGTTTCTAAAATATCAAAAGTAACAAGTCAAATAACAGTGCCAAAACAAGTAAGCACTGTACCTGATCATCAAAAGACGATGGAATTTACTGTAAATGACAAAAAAGAAAGTTTAACTTGGTTGTTGTAAATACTTATATACTAGAATAATATGGCAGATAAATCTTTTCAAGAATTACGCAATCGTTCATTATTTGCACGTTTGAAACGTTTGTTTTCAAATGATGTAATTGTTCGTAATATCGGTGGTAAAAAATTAAAAGTAATTGATACTGACGAAATTCAGTATGCTACAGATCGTAATAGTTTAAGAGATCGTTTTAATAGATTACGCACCACTTCATATAATCAATACACAAGAGATTTCAATTTATCATATCAAAGTAGCCGTGTAGAACTATTTCGTGATTATGATACAATGGATATGGATCCAATTCTAGCATCTGCATTGGATATCTATGCAGATGAATGTACAACTAGAAATGAAATGGGTGAAGTAATTCATATTAAATCATCCAACGATGAAATCAAGCAAATTCTACACAATTTGTTTTATGACATTTTAAACATCGAATTCAATCTTTGGAGTTGGACTCGTTGTATGGTCAAATACGGAGATTTTTATTTACGTTTACATATTAGCCCTGAATATGGTGTTTATTTGGTAGAACCATTGAGCACTTATTATGTAACCCGTGTAGAAAACGCACATTTATCAAATAAGAATTTCGTTAAGTTCCAAGTCAACCTTCCATATGGTAATAAACTAGAAGATCTGGAAAATTATCAAATTGCACATTTTCGTTTGTTGAGTGATAGTAACTTTTTGCCATACGGAAAAAGTTCTTTAGAAGGTGCTCGTCGCGTATGGAAACAATTGAGTTTGATGGAAGACGCAATGTTAATTCATCGTATTATGCGTGCTCCTGAAAAACGTATTTTCAAGGTTGACATCGGTAATATTCCTCCAAATGAAGTTGATAACCATATGCAACGCATTATGGATCAAATGAAAAAAGTACCATATTTGGATCAACAAACAGGCGACTACAATTTAAGATTCAATTTGCAGAACATGGTAGAAGACTTTTTCTTGCCAGTTCGTGGTAGTGATAGTGGTACAAGTATCGAAAACTTGTCTGGTCTAGAATGGACAGGTACTGATGATATTGAATATCTTCGTAACAAAATGATGGCAGCGCTTAAGATCCCCAAAGCATTTTTAGGTTACGATGAAAGTCTAAGCGGTAAAGCTACATTGGCAGCTGAAGATATACGTTTTGCTAGAACTGTTCAACGTATTCAACGTATTATTGTAAGTGAGTTAAATAAGATTGCGGTTATTCATTTATATTCACAAGGATATAGAGATGAATCGTTGGTCGATTTTACATTGGAATTGACCAATCCATCTACTATCTTTGAAAAAGAAAAGATCGACGTATATAAAAGCAAAGTCGAACTCTCCAAAGATATGCAAGAACAAAAAGTATTTTCTAAGAAGTGGATCTATGAAAATATTTTTGGTTTATCAGATCAAGATATGATTGAGTTGCAAAAACAACTTATCGATGATGCTAAAGGTACATATAGATTTAAACAAATCGAAGAAGAAGGCAATGATCCAGCATTATCATTCTTAAACAAGGACGATAAAGAAGGAGCCGGTGGTGGGTCAGGTGGTGAACCAGGCGGCGCCGAGCCAGCTGGCGGTGAGCCAGGCGGAGAACCGCCAGGTGGAGGCGAGCCAAAAGGTGGTGAAGCTGGTGGAGAAAAATCAACACCTCCAAAATTAGCAGAACGTGATCAAACTGGTAGAAAAGATGCACGTGATTATCGATTTGGCGAAGATCCATTGGGTACATTAGAAAACAATAGACGTAGTGATTTGTCTGTGACGCACAAGTATAAAAACAAGTCTCCGCTATCACTAGAATCTATTAAAGGATTGACCGATGTACTAAAAACTTTAGATCAAGAAAAAGAAATATTACGAGAGGGAAGTAAAAAATCTTTTATGGATGAACAAAATATAAAAGAATAGTATAATTCCTACATATTTAACCACATTGATTATATTTATAAATAATAATAAATAATATGCACAAGAAAGCAAAACATTCGAAATTCAAGAATGCTGGAATATTGTTTGAACTACTCACTAGACAAATAACAGCCGACATTCTAGCGGGGAGAGATGAATCATTTACCAAAAATCTGATGTTCAAGTATTTTCACGAAAGCAAAGAACTAGGAAAAGAAGTGCAACTTTACAATTTCATCCTACAACAAAAAAGCAAAGATGCTTCTTCCGCTGAACGTCTTTTGAATGTTGTTTTGCAAACACGTTCCAAACTAGATGAACGTGAATTGAACAAGCAAAAGTACAACATAATTAAAGAAATAAAAGAGAAGTATAATATAGACGAATTTTTGAAAAATAAAATTCCAAATTATAAGTTATACGCCTCTATATACAAATTATTTGAAGATCAAGATAAAAGTGAAGTCAAGTTTGATGTATCTGAATTGTTAGAATCAAGAGAATATATTGTTGAGAGCTTAACAAAAGAAAAGAAGTCAGAACAAGAAATGATGGATGTTTATGGAAATCAAAGTGCTGAAGTTAGATTGTTGGCCTATAAATTCTTGATTGAAAACTTCAATACCAAATACAACAATCTTTTGCCAGATCAAAAGAAACTTCTAAAAGAATATATTACTAATGTTTCCAACTCCAGTAAATTTACAAAATACGTCAACGAAGAGTACAAGAGAATAAGTGGAGTATTAAAAGATCAAGTGAAGAATGTTACCTCCGAAGTGGTAAAAATTAAAATAAATGAAGTTATTAGTCAGTTTTCAACAAAATCTTGTGTTGGCGTAATTAAAGAAAATCAATTGACTTCATTGTTAAATGCATACGAATTGATAGAAGAAATTAAAAAGATTGATGTCAAAAATGAAGCAAAATCTTAAACAAAAGATTAAAAAGATTTTAACCAACCTAAAGGTTAAAAATGAAGCTAGTACAACAGGTACCGCACCTGTTGCTTCTGGTCCAGTTGCTGTTGGTGGTGACGCTGCAAGAACTCCATTTGCTTTTTCCAAAAGAGGAGCAAGACCAGATACATACACACAATTGGGATATAAATTAGCTAAGCCAATTAAAAGAAGTCCTAATTATAAGTTGGAAAATCAAATGTATAGTGAACCAGCATATAGTACTCCTGCTCAATCAATTGAATTAGGTGATACATATACAGATGAAAATGGATTGGTTCAACACAATGATCCAAATTTAGATCCAAATTTGATTGGTTATAAACAAGGAAGTTTACCATTTACTGAAGGTTTTAATGGTTTAAAATACGAACAACAAGGTCAGAAAGCTTCTGTTCCACAACCACCACCTGTTCAACCTCCAACTCAAGAACCAAAACAGTCCGAACCTTCACCATCTGTAGATTTAAAAACATATGATGTATTGCCTGATTTTACAGCATTTGATACCAAATTAAAAGGTTCAACTGAGGCATTAAAGAACAATCTACAAAAAACAATCCAAGACAAAATTTTAGGTAAGAAAATCGTAGTTAGAGCCAGTAAAGGATATAAACAACCTGAGACAGATTATACTATAAATGTAACTGGTGTTGCTATTGATTATTACTACGACAGATATGTTATTATAATAATTGGTCGTGAAGAAAATAAACAAAAAGTAGCTAAATTTTTCATCAAGCCAGGATTTAAACTTAAAATTTTAGGTAATGCTGATAATTTGAAACCAAAAGATCAATATCAAGTTGCTAAATCAAAAGCATTGGTTGACCCTCAAAGTCAACAAAATGTTGTTCCACAAAACACAATAACCGCAGATAAGCAAGACGCAACTGTTGCAAATCAACCAGATCAATCAAAACAACCAGGAACAACACAACCTAAAGCTTAACACATATATGAAACAAGTATTGATAGACATATTACCATTTGAATTTAAAAAGACATCTTTAAATGAATCTCTTAAAGATGGAAAACTATACGTAACCGGCGTATTACAACGTGCGGATGCAAAGAATCAAAATGGAAGAGTGTACCCAGAAGATGTACTAAAGCGTGAAGCTGAAAAGTATATGCAAAACTTCGTAAAACAACGTCGTGCTATGGGTGAGTTAGATCATCCAGAAAGCAGCGTGGTTAACTTAAAGAACGTTAGTCACAACATTGTTGATATGGGTTGGGAAGACAAAGATTTGGTTGGAACAGTTGAAATACTACCTACGCCAAGTGGTAATATTCTTAGAGATTTATTACAATCTGGAATTTTATTGGGTATTAGCAGCAGAGGATTAGGCAGTGTTAAAAAAGATATGAGAGAAGGTGCCGACATTGTACAAGACGATTTTGATTTGATCGCATTTGACTTTGTAAGCAATCCTAGTACACAAGGTGCCTTTATGTATCCTCAAGGCAAAATCAATGAAAGTGTAGAACAAAGAACAATTGTCAACCCATACGGTAATGTAGAAAGAATTATTCACAACATTCTATCAGAATTATAATATTTATAAAGTATGAAATTAAAACATTTACTAGAAAATTCTACTGAACAAGCTTATAGTCCACTTACCAAAGAAGAAAAGTCAAAAATGGTTGGTGCTATTAGATCTTATAATGAATATCGCAAGGGATTAAAAGCCGATTGTGTATATGAAACTGCACAAAAAATTATGGAGGCTGTTAATCTAGCAGAACGTTACGCAATCAAAGAATGTGGCGATTGGATGCAAGCCAAGATGGTTGAACGTGATATGAAAGAAATCAAAAGAGACGCTGCCAAAATGTACGAAGAAGCCAGCAAAATGAAAGAAATTGAAAAACAACTTGAAATGTTGTATGAACAAGTTGGTATGAGATTGGAACGTTATTTTGAAATTGCCGACCAAGTATACACTGATCCAAAACCACAAGAAGGTACTATTAACTCATCGGTATCGAATCAATAAATTCCAACATTTTATCGAAAGATTCGAAAACGTATCTTCTATTTGCTTCTATCACATAACCTTCGTCTGTTTTATAGACGAAGGTTTTTCTTTTCTCGTTGACCATATCTAAAGATGGAACTTCTATTTCAGAAAACATTCTGTATTCATCATCTATACGAAAATTCATTTCACCCAATATATCAATTTCCGTAAAATCCCATCCGTTTGGATTATCTATATCTTCTAACTTAAACATTTTTTCTTCTTCAAAATTATCATTGTTTATAAAATTAATTAATTTTGGAGACTTATAATTGTTGTAGCTATTATTCATAGAACGCACATCTGGATTGGAATATGGAGTTTCTTCCCCAGTTCTTTTTATGAACTTATAATTGTCTTTTGTGGAATTCATATGTTTAGCTAGATTTGGATTGAAATTATAGGCCATAAGAGTTAATTCTATCTATAAAGTCAGATAGGGTTTTTGTTTGTTCAGAATCTTTATTCTTATCCAAAGCAGTACTTAACATACTGAATATTTCTTTGTCTGGTTTATCAGGATAAGATCTTTGAATAAAACAAGCATATACAATTAAATTTTCATTTTTTTGATCTATGAGCTTTTTAAACACATATTTCTTGGTACTACCATTACTAAATATTTCGGTTTCTATTTTTGTATTTTCTGGTGGGTTAGGAATAAAATTTGTTTTTCCAAATCCACTAAATCCTGCTTGTTTACTTTGAAATGTTAACATTTCTTTTTTAGTAAACGGAATACCTTCATTTTCTTTTAGTACTTGGTTAAATGATTTACCTTTAATGATATCAAAATCACTCAATGAATATTCTGCTTCATTAAGACTTTTCAATATTTCTTTCAATTTAACAAAGTGTTTTACACTACTTGGTTTGATGGTACGTGCCATCTTACGAACTTGTGGGGAAACTTCTTTTGATTTGATTCCACCTTTTTGTAGTGCTCTTACCAATCTAAATAGTCTGGCTTGTTTTTCGCTTTTTGCAGGCATATATCAATAAATATAAAATATTTTCATTTGTTTCGATTTTAAATTATATTTATTATTCAAATACATCATTCTTTGATGTCACATACATTTATCTTCTTTGGAGTTCTTCAATAGCTTCACCAACAAATAACAATAAGAAAGGCAGAAATATAATTATGAGCGATCTATTAAAAGAAAGCATTGCGGATGCAAAGGCTGTACGTGAAACAGCATTGGCAAATGCAAAGACCTTCCTTGAAGAAAGTTTTGCAAACAGTATGAAAGAAATGTTTGCAGATAAACTCAAGGAAGAAATGGCAGAAGAAACCGAATCACCAGAAGGTGAAGAAGGCAAGATTGAAGAAAAACTTGCATCTTCTAACATTGGTAAGGATGACAGCAATGTTGCTACAAAACAACACCCAACCAAACCATCACCAGCTTCAAATAAAACTTCAACACAAACAAGTGGCGAAGGCCCAGAAGTTGTAAAGCTTGAAGAAGAAGAAGGTGCTGAAGTAACTAGTGAAGAACTAGACGAAATTCTAGCAGAACTAGAAGGTGAAGTAGTATCCGAAGGAGATTCCGACGATGCCGGTGAATCTGATGATTCAATGGAAGAAGAAATTAATCTAGACGAACTTCTAGCAGAACTAGAAGGCGAAGATCCAGCAGCTGCACCAGCACCTGCTCCAGCTCCAGAAGCTCCTGTTGCTCCAGCCGCTCCAGCCGCTCCAGCTGCTGAAGTACCAGCTCCAGCCCCAGCTCAAGTTCCATCTCCTTCAGAAGGTGAATACTCAGAAGAAGTATCCGCTGAAGAAATGGCAGAAGCTCTAGTAGCTATCAACGAAGAAAATGAACAACTAAAGTCTCAATTGAGCGAACACATCAAGACTGTAAAGTATTTGAAGAGTGTTCTATCTGAAACAAATCTATTGAATGCTAAGTTGCTCTACACCAACAAATTGTTCAAAGGTAAAGCTCTTACCGAAGATCAAAAGTTGAAGATCATTAACACTTTCGACTTGACCAAGAATATTCGTGAAGTCAAGTTGGCATATACAGTTTTAGCCGAATCACTTAATTCCGGTGCATCAGTTGTCAAGAAAAAGACCAATACAACTGCTCAAACTATCACCGAAGGTTTGGCAAGCAAACCAGTATCCAGTACAAAGCCTGATTCTACCATTGTAGAACCTCAAGCTGAAGTAATGGCTTCAAGATTCCAAAAACTCGCAGGAATCAAGAAGTAATTAGTTTGCGAGTAAAAACCTAACAGTAATTAATATAGAAAGAAACAAAAATATGAGTATGGATGTAAAAAGTCTATTGACAGGAAATATGAATCCACAAGCCAAATTGATGGCTGAAACACGTGGACTACAATCCAAGTGGGAAAAGACAGGCCTCCTAGAAGGTTGCCAAGGTGTTGAAAAAGCACATATGTCAATCCTATTGGAAAACCAAGCAAAACAATTGCTTGACGAAGCAACCACCACCGGTACCTCTACCAGTTCAGAACAATGGGCTGGTGTAGCTCTACCATTGGTACGTCGTGTATTCGCTGAAATCGCCGCTAAGGAATTCGTAAGTGTTCAACCAATGAACCTACCATCAGGTCTAATTTTCTATCTAGACTTCAAGTATGGTACAAACGCTCCTGGTCAAGATTTGCGTAACTTGAACAACGGTAGTTCTGTAACTACCCGTGCCGGTAAGCAATTGAACGATAGTTTGTTCGGTGGTACAGGTAAGAAGTTGGGTTCAACCGATGACGCTGTACGTGGTCTATACGGACAAGGCGCTTTCGCATATTCCGTTCGTCCAGTAAGTAGCTCTGTTATTACTTTGGCAAAAACTGCCGGTACAACTGCTAATGGTAACACAATTCAAACTGCTTCTTGGAACGACGTACAATTTGCCGCTGAATTGAGTTCTTCCGTAGTAGCCAAGAAATTGTTCAAGGTTATCTTGAACCACGACGATAATACTACTCCTGTAGTTGGACAAGGATATATGTACAACGTTGATTTGAATGCAGTACGTTCATTCAACTTGATCTCAGGTTCAACCACACCAACTTCTCTAAGAAGTAATGGTTTGGTATTGAACACCTACACCAAAGCAATCAACACTGGTAGTTTGAGCAATCCATTCTATCAATCTGTATACATCGTATCCGCTTCTAACAGCGCATTCGGTGGCGCAGCAAGCAACGTTAAGTTGATCTACAGTCTACAACCTACCGATAACCTACGTGGTGACTTCGAAGCTGGTAAAACCCCAGGTGAAGGTTCTGGTACACAAGGTAACGTTGCTACCCAAAGCATCGATACTGATATCAGTATCCCAGAAGTAAACTTGGTACTAAACAGCGAACCAATCGTTGCTAAGACCCGTAAGTTAAAGGCAGTCTGGACCCCAGAATTGGCCCAAGACTTGAACGCATATCACTCCATTGATGCAGAAGCAGAATTGACTGCTCTATTGAGTGAATACGTATCTATGGAAATCGATCTAGAAATCCTAGAAATGTTGAACGAAGCCGTTCAAGGCGTAACTACCGAAGCTTGGTCCGCCCAAATCGGTGTCGAATTCAGCAAGGGATTGAGCGCAACTACTGGTGAAGCAATCTTCACACGTAATGCAAACGCTTCACCAAACCGTACTGCTTACGTAAAGAGCACTTGGTTCCAAACTCTTGGAAACAAGATTCAAAAGGTATCTAACACAATCCAAAAATTGACCCTACGTGGTGGTGCTAACTTCTTGGTCGTAAGTCCAGACGTAGCAACTATCCTAGAATCAATTCCAGGATATGTAGTAAACACCGACGGTGATCAAGCTAAGTTCGCAATGGGCGTAAGCCGCGTTGGTAGCTTTGCTTCTCGCTTCCAAGTTTACAAGAACCCATATATGACCGATAACGTTGTATTGGTTGGTTTCCGTGGAAACAACTTCCTAGAAACCGGTGCTGTATATGCTCCATATATCCCACTAATCCAAACTCCATTGGTCTATGATCCAGTGAACTTCACTCCACGTAGAGGCGTAATGACCCGCTACGCTAAGAAGGTCGTCAGACCCGAATTTTATGGAAAAGTTATTATCGGTGATCTCGACACTGTATAATAATTAGTAGAAGTTAAATAATTCAAAACCCCAACGAAAGTTGGGGTTTTTTCTTGCATTAATAAAAAATAATTGACATTACCATAGAACTTGTATATACTTATATTATATGAAAAGTGGCGTATACAAAATAACAAATCTTAAGAATGGTAAGTTTTACATCGGTTCTTCAAAAGATATAGAATTTAGATGGAGCGAACATAAAAAACATTTAAACGGAAATTATCATATTAATAAAAAATTACAAAATGCTTGGAATTTTTATGGTAAAGAAAATTTTGAATTTACAATAATAGAACTTATAAATGACTTCAATTTATTAGTTAAAGAACAGTTTTATTTAGATATGTTTAAACCACATATGAAAGAAATTGGTTATAATATAAATCCAAGTGCATATGGCGGAGACACGATTACAAATAATCCCAATAAAGAACAAATTATTAAAAATATGACTGTTGCAAACAATGTCGGTCATATGCACGGTAAAAAGCACAGTGAAGAGGCTAAAGAAAAGCAAAAAGAACGTGCTGTAGGACGTTATACTTTGGAGTGGTTTGTTGACAAGTATGGCGTTGAGAGTGGTACGATTAAGTACAAAGAGAGAAATGAGAAGTTGGCTAATCGTAATATTAATTATAGTTACGATAATGGATTAAAAGGTAAAAAGCGTGGTGCTATGAGTGATGAAATGAAGCGTAAGATTAGTGAACAAAAGAGAAATTTTGCACTTAGAAAGAATGAATTTGTTGATGACTTAAAGAGTGGTAATTTTACCAATAATGAATTGAGTGAAAAATATGGGGTATCATTAACCACAATCAAATTACATAAAAGAAAATACTAGTGTTTTTTTTTTTTTGATTTTATATTTATATTATATATGACTAGACCACAATTAAAACAACTTATTAGGGAATGTATCAAAGAAGTTAATGAATCATTTGGTGTATATCAAGGCCAAAGTACACCGCTTAGAAGTTTATATAATAAAATAAAAAGCGATCCTATTGTTAAAAGGAATAGAATTAATGTTAATATTAACGACGATGAAGACATTGAACCAGTATATCGTAGTATAGATTTAACGCACAATACATTTGAAGATTTTTCGGTAGAAATAAGTTCTGATGGTAAAAATAAATATAAAGTGGAAATTCCATATTGGGGTGAAAATCAATATGATCCTACAATTGGAGGATCCAAAACAATAGTAACTGATGTTAATGGCGTAATGCGTATTATATACGCACAAATTAAAAACGAAATAGGATAAAAAATATTTAATAATATAACCCTCTACCGAAAGTTGGGGTTTTTTCTTGCATTATTCAAAAAATTCGTTAGTAGAATCTACAATTATTTCTTGTACTTCTTCTTTGAAAGATGTACTTTTAAGATATGGCAGTGTTTTGTGCTTAAGAGATTTAGTCAACTTTTTATTTTCTATTTTGTTACTGATAAACTTGATATAACGGTGTTTGCCACTCTCTCGTTTACGCCAGAATGTTCTACCGATACGTTCTTTTAGTTTATCTACGCTGTGTGTTTTCCATCTTGAATATACACTTCTGCTGTGTATCCAATCATAGTTAGGAGGACCAACTAAACTAACACTATAGTTAGGCATTATAGCGATATCTACATAGTTATCGCCTTGATATAGAAAGCCAGTTGCTTGATAGATTGTGCCTGCGTGTCCAGCTTCACTATCCGCATAACTGAGAATACATTTGATGTGGGGATATTCAGTATTTAATAATCTAAAGCTTTCAGCTATACAATAACTTTCTATATTCTTACCATATCCATCTGCTATCCATAAACGTGTTAATTCCAACACATTATCATTAGTAAGTAGTGGAGATATACTGGTACTTGCATTTCTACCCACGGCGTTTCCATATACTAATACACCTATTAATTGTTCGTTAAAACCACCAAAGAATGTACTCTCTACATATTCTTTATAGTATACTCCATAAGCTACAGTACAAAGAGACCACTTGTGTGTATAATGATTCTTTTCAATAAGAGTTTTTGCAACATTCTTATTGATGCTTTTGATGTAAATTAATGTGGGGTCAAAATACTCCGACATTATTTCAGTATAACCATATAACTCTAACTGTCAAGATTTATATTATATAAAAAAGACCTTTGGAATTATATACTACAGTTCTAATTTTGGTAGCATTAATCTTATTGATACCAAGTCTATCTATTACTTGAAATGGATCAGGGTGATTATTTATAGGAGCTGCCATAACTCTATCCTTTATTTTGTATACATCCAAGTCTGTATTAACAATACTTGGATGATATTGTCTTACTAAAGGCATTGTTCTCATACTGGTTTATTTGTTGTTGGTTCTGCTTTTGTTACTCTGCTTGATGGAAATGTTTTGTTGCCAAAGTCACTACCGTGTAAACTATACAAATGCATAACTACACCGTGTTTTACAACCACATCCCCCAAGTCATTTACTAATACATATGGTGGTCTATCATATTTTAACATTACTGCCGAACTAACCAATAGATGATTGCTTTCACCTGCATCCATTACTCTTTGAGCATAGTTGATACCATCACCACTGATATTGAGATTGCCATTAATATCTTCCATTGGTATTACAGGTCCACAATGTACACCCATTCTCATTTGTAAATCTGGTCTATCCTTTACTGCTTTAGCTATAGTAACTGCACAATTCATTGCATCTTCCAAATAAGTAAAGAATCCCAATACCATACCGTCACCGGTAGGTAATATAATTAACTTTTCAAGAGCATTAGCTGTTTTGTATTGCATTGTAGATTTAACCAATGCACCCAAATCTTTACAAGCCTTCTTTTGTTCATCTGTTGTTTTCTTGCTATATGCAACAATATCCATAAAGAATATGTAACCTTCTTGTTCTGTATCTAATTGTAACCTACCTGATTTCACTTCTACATCAACTTGTTCAACTTTCTTGGCAACTTGTTTGACAGGTTTAACAACTTCTACCTTCTTTTCTTCTTTCTTTTCTACCACTGGAATATCTTTAAGTTTCAAGAAATCTTTCCAGTTAATCTTCTTTGCTGGTGCATCTTTCTTTTTTGGTTCTTTTGCTGCTTGTTCTTCTTCGTGTTTCTTTATTGCAGCTTCTTCACGATTGCGTTTTTCAACAAACAATGCAATTTGCTTTTTAACTTCATCTGTGATGTATATGTTTACATCTTTTCCGCCACCACCAATATCGTGTTTCTTCTTTCTTTGAGCGCCCTTGGATTGCAGATATGTTTGCATTTCTACATTGCCCGTCTTAAATGCCAAATCCAACGCAGCAATTTCACCTTTGAAGTCTGCACCGTTAACATTTGCTCCCAAATGTACCAAAAACTCCACCATATCAACATCGTTAGCGTTAACGGCATAATGTAGTGGCATCCATCCGTTCTTTTCATCTCTGCCATTGATTTTACCATCTTTATCAAAGAACGATTGTACACCTTCAAAATCACCAGTTTCCGCGCAAAAATGAATGCTGGTACCACCTGCGGATTTAGCACCGTACTTATTCAACAATTTAACAACATCGCCTCTATTGGTATTAGATAATACGTCAATAGGATTGTTTTTACCCAAGAAATCTTTCTTGTTGACATCAGCTCCTCTTACAATTAGATATTCAACCAAGTGTTTTTGTCCGTAATTTACTGCATAATGTAGTGCGGTCCAACCTTTGCCAGCGTCAACTTCATTGATATCAAATCCCTTGTCTAACATTTCTTCAATAGAAACGATGTCACCATTCTTTGCAGCCAAGTGGAAACTACTACCACTGCTGTATTTAGCACCTCTTTGTTGTAGTACTTCTACAATAGGTTTAAAACCCTTTTGTTCGGCTACATCTAATGCGGTATTTTTGCTTGTCCAATCTTTTACATTTGGATCAGCTCCGTGATTTAATAATAATCGAACTATTTCTATTTGATTTTCTTCTACAGCGACAACCAGAGGCGGATTACCTGTGTCGTCGTCTCTTTGATTAACGTCCACTTTTTCTTTTTCTATACAATTGTAAACGTTATCGTATAGACCCCTTCTAATATGGGTAAAAATATTGATGGCCATATGTTTGCAGTGTCGAATTAGTCTTTTTTAAAACGACTTAAATCCAAATTAGGCAGTGGTTTTTCTATATTTAGACTTGCCAATCTTTCATTTTGAACCACTAATTTGTTGCCACTAACAACCTTACCATCGACAATATCATAGATAAAGAATACAGTTTTGGTAAGTCCTACACGAATAATTCTGCCTGGTTTACCATCGACGTATACAACATCATCTTCTTTGTAATCGGACCCAATAAACATAAACAGTGCCGCGGCAAGTTTTTCAATGCTTGATTTAAACATTAGAATTACTAATCCCGCTACGAACATCCAGACATATTTGCCTGTCATATCTTGTGCGGTTGATTCTAGTACCTGTTGAGATATTACGTGTGCTGTATTTGTATCCATAATCGTATTTAGTTTATTAACATATAACGTTAGTTAACAATCCAAAACAATTATATAATAAATATATTTAATAATTTACTTAATCCACTTTTGTTCTTTTAGAATATCATCAATTAATTCTTTTTCGGAACTATCCATTTCTTTATCAAATCTTTTCAATACTTCAGTCAATGGATATACTCTATCAGGAGATTCTTTTTGTTTTTCTTTTAGTTCTTGAATTACATCAACTATTTTAACAAGTGGAGACTTGAATTCATCAACTTTGTCTTTTGAAGCGAAGTTAGCCAATTCAAATGCATGTGGAGTTAATGCTTTTACCAAACTTAGTAATCCAGAACCAATCATATTAAATATACTAAACGCTGCACCAGCTGCAGGATGTACTGTTGCTAATATTCTTAATATAACAAATACCACAACAAATATAATAATTGCGGTCATTGCACTAACAAAGAACTTCTTTAAACCCCAAAATACAGCGTTAAGACCAAACATACCACTCATAGCATCCAAAGTAGCCTTGCTTTGATCAGCTTCTTTTGCAATTTCTTTTGCTTTATCAGTCATTTGCCATAATTCATCGTCATACTTTTCTTTCAAAGCAGACTTTTCTTTTTGCAATTTGTTTATGATTTCGTCACGTTGTGATAGTAATTGATCGCCCTTCTTTCTTTCCTCGGCAACTTGACTGTTTAATAAATCAACGGTAGCTTTTATACGTTTAATTTCATCTATGTGTGGTGATCCAACTATAGAAATTACACGTTCATTGAGTGATTTAGCAGTATCTACTTGTACTGACGGGTTTGTTACTTGACTCAAAGAGTGTTGAATACCTATGGATAAAGATGAAGTTTGTACCCGTTTACCTTTTTCTACTTTTTCCAATTCTACCATTGTATTGTCTACTTTGGCTTCTTGTTTTGCAACGGCATCTTGTGCCACACTAACTTGCTTTGCTGATTTAACCTCTGATGAAATACATCCAGTTAATATCAAAATTACAATAGTATAAAACAGTTGCTTTTTATAGTTCATATAATATAAATATTAATTTTTATAATAAAACTGATATTTATACTCAAAGAAACATATCACCGGGTAATAACCGTCGCGGTTAGTTTAAAGTAAAAATAACAATACACATATGAAATTAATTGATTTGCTAGCTGAAATTAAAATGTACGAAACACTTGGGTTACCTGATGACAGTATTATCCCACTAGATACGTTTGTATGTGAATGTAAAAATTGCGTAAATCAATCTCTATATGAAGCTATAAATGATACCGATAACAATTTGAAGATATGTTTGACTGAAGTGAACAAAAAGGAGCCTATTAGTTTTGAGTTGGCTGAATTAATGAAGAATATTGCCCGAGACACTCAAGGAAGATTAAAACTGTTGAGTGTATTAAACGATCCAAAAACACTGAAGTCTTTCTTAGATGACAAAGGATATTTGACTGCAATTTTATATTTGGCTCCCTCTGATTCATCAGGTCACGAAGTGTGTCCAAAGAAAAGTCCGGAATGTAACGCTGGTTGTTTGAATTTTGCTGGTAACCCCGCATATCTAAAAGCAAAATTAGCAGCAAGAGCTAGAAAAACTCGTTGGTTGTTTGGTGACAAATTGACATCTGATGAGATGAAAAATATTCCTACAGATCCAAAAATTATAGATAGATTTTATGGCAAAGGTAGACCCGGACCCGAAGGCAAACGTGGTAGAATATTGAATCCAATGCGTCCTGAAGACTTCATTGAAAGATTGCAAATTGAAATGGAGTTTTTGAAAAAAGTGGCTGCTAAATACAATTTAAAGTTATCGGTTAGATTAAACGGTACGAGCGATCTTGATTTTCATAAAAAATTGGAAAGTTGGAAATCTGCAAATCCGGATGTTAAATTTTATGACTATACAGCCGTGTTTAAATGGGCAATGCAAAGTCTTGAAGATCCTTCAAAACCACATATGACTTTTTCAAGAAAAGAAACTTTACAAAACAATATAGAATGTGAAAAATATTTGAAGGCTGGTGGTAATATTTCCGCAATATTTGATGAATTACCAGAATATTATCGTGGTTATAAAGTAATTGATGCAGATAGAACCGATTTGAGATTTTTAGACGATGGTGATCGACCAATTGATCCTGATACAGGTAAACCCGTGGGTGTAATCGCCGGATTAAAGATGAAGGGATTTAGATTAAAAGACGCATTTGCCTTGGGTATAATACAAAATAAGGGACCAGAAGATACATTCGTAATAAGAACCAAGGAATTGAGGGAAAGATTTGGAGATAAGTATTTTACACAAAAAATTCATTGGGGTGATCGCGCACCAACAGAGCCAAACAATATTACTGCTAAACAGATCTATAAAGATAAAATCAAGAATTATTTAAATAAAATATCAAGTAAATTGAAAGGTACAGCTGATAAAACGGATGAAAAAATATGATATGTGAATTAACAAATTATAAACTGTATATTTTTGTTGTTTAGATATTTATAATCAATGAGTGCTAATTTAGATCAAGATCGCGTGCGATGGCCCGGGAGTGGTAGTAGTGTTACTCAAAACACTGTGCCATTTGGTTATTACTTAAGCGAAAGTTGTAACACAGGATCTGGCGAAACTACTTTTGAAAATGATTGTAGTAGTAGTGCTATGTGGGCAGCAAAACGTTTGGGTTATCCTATCGTCGATATTGAAATGATCGATGTTAATTTTTATGCCTGTTTCGAAGAATCTGTATTGGAATATAACCGTGTAGTTAACGAATTCAACATCGTTAATAATATGGTAAATTTACAAGGATTACCACAAAATCAATACAAAAATTTAACAGGTCTAGGAGTAAAAAGTACAGGATTGCCTTTTATAATTCAATTGAGCAAACAATATGGTGCAGAAGCACTTGTTGGTGGTGAATATGAAGTTAAACGTAATTATATTACTGTCAGTGGCAGTGTTAATCCAAGCAGCACACAACAAGTTTATGACTTAAATCAATTGATTGGTAAAGATATTGAACACTTGACAGGCTCTCGTATCGAAGTTAAACGTGTATTTCACCAAAGACCGCCAGCAATTGCTCGTATTTATGATCCGTTTAGTATGACTGGTATGAGTTATAGTAACGTACTAACAGAAATGGGATTTAGCGCATACAGTCCTGCTACACAATTCTTAATGACTCCGATCTTTGAAGACTTGGAACGTGTACAAGCTATTGAGTTTAATGACATGGTTCGTAAAAGCGCATATAGTTTTGAAATTCTAGGTAATAATAAGTTGAGAATATTTCCAATTCCAACCGACAATTTCAAAGTTTATATAGATTATATAGTTGAAAGTGAACGTGATATCACAAACTTCTACAGTGGATCTCGTTATGAATACATTAGCGATCCAAGTGATATACCATACGAATACTGTACATATTGTAAGATAAATCAACCAGGCAAACAGTGGATCAAGAAATATTTCTTGGCTTTGTGCAAAGAAACATTGGGACGTATATTACAAAAATATAGTACAGTACCAATTCCAGGTGGCGAAGTAACTCTTGACGGTGCGGAGTTACGTTCTGAAGCCAAGGAGGAAAAAGACACATTGCTTGATAAATTGAGAGATATGTTGGAAAAAACCTTGCGAGTCAATCAATTGGAAAATAAAGGTAAGGAAAGCGAAGAAATGAATAAGATGCTTTCTAGAGTACCACTACACATTTATATAGGATAATTTATGGCAGCACCTGTATCACCACAATACCCTAAACAAAATCCAGCTTTTAAGCAATACTGGACATCTACACGTAAAGATGTGGGTATTTATAACAATAATTATTCTCCCGGTAGATACTTTTCTCCAAGAGATATAAATTTTTTGGGAAGTGTTAATTCTGAATTAATCGGTGATATAATCGAATGCGTTGTACAAGTATTTAAAATTGCAGCTTATGAAACCAATACCAATATCTACGGTGAAAGCAGTAGTGATAAGGGTAAGGTTTTTTACTCTGGTATAGACTTGAGTTGTTTGGTGCAACGTGAAGACATTAACACAGAAAATCAAGGATACGGACCTGATAGAAAACAAGATATTGTTTACAGATTTAGAGAACGTGATTGTATTACCACGAACTATTTCCCAGAAATTGGCGATTTGGTGCTTTACAATGAACGTTATTATGAAATTGATAACGTAGTTCAAGAACAATTCTTGGGTGGTCATCCTGATAAGTCTTGGAGTTTGATTGTTAATACTCATTACACAAGACTAAGCAAAATTAACCTAGTAGAAAGACAAACATAATTTATGGCTTGGGGTCCAAATACTAATACAAATCCGCCGCCAAATCCTATTGAAAACGCATCTGCACAATCAGATGTTAAAAAGTTCTATAATAGAGCCAACGCAACTCGTCGGGACACAGATAAACAAAAGAATTTTACTGTAACGTTATTGGACGTTGATACAGCTATTATCAACACATTAGATAGTACTTTAAGACTACAAGTAAACGATAATGGTGAAGTTGTCAAGGTGCCAATTATATATGGCAATCCAGAAAGATGGTTTGCTATGAAAAAGTTTGGTCATATCAGAGACAATCAAGGCAAAATATTGTTGCCAGCTGTTATGATTCGTAGAAAAAGTGTAGAAAATAACAAAGATCTTGCAACATTTAATCGTTATTTGAGTTATGAAACCATAATGAATTATAGCGAGAAAAACAAATATGACAGATTTGATTTGATGAACAAAGGTGCGTTTGCAAGCAAACCAACCAAGCAAATTTATAGTGTAAGTTTACCAGTTCAAGTAAATATTACATACGAATGTATCATTTGGACTGATTATGTAGATCAAAACAATAAGCTGTTGGAACAAATCAATTATGCAGCTAAAGATTACTGGGGAGACGCCGAAAGATTTAAGTTCAGAGCCAGAATAGACAGTTATAGCATCGAACAAGAAATCAATGAAGGTGAAGATCGTAATATCAAAACATCATTTGATATAAATGTCAATGCATATTTGTTAAATGAAAATTATATAACAAATTTAGACGGGGTAAAAAATACCACTCAAAAGCTATTTACAGTAAGAAAAGTAATGTTGCAAGAAAATGCAATTGCTAGTGCAGGTGAAATGGAAAACATTTCAAACAATATTATTAAGAATAGCAACAATTTAAAAGATAGTCCATTGGATTACACAGATGTAACAGGTCAAGGTACAATGGCACTAAACGTAAATAAAGTAACAAATTTAGACGGATATAATAAAATACAACCCAGTTTTGAAGGTGTTACCAAAACACCATTTCATCCAGCTCCAAAATCTATCACCGATTATGGAGAAAATGGTTGGTTAGCATATGATTCTAAATATATCTATGTTTATCAATATCCAGCGGGGTGGTTAAAAAGAGAAATTGCTACATTTGATTATGACTATAATAGTCAAACCTATATCAGTGGATACGATTGCAATGGCAATCCCATTTACACAACTGCAAATAAAAGACCAATAAATACCGCTTTTAGAGTATTTCAAAGATTTCCTGACAAATTTTATCATCAAGTACCATATCAATCATCAGATTACGGTGAAGATGGTTGGGTAAGTTACGACGGTAATTATTTTTATATATACAGCGCAGGACAGTGGAGAAGAATACCAATTTCTCTATTTAATTAAATATAATTAATATTTATGTTTTTAACACTTACACGGTGTTACTTAACCGTATCGTTATATTTATAAGAAATGTCAACATTAAAGAAAGATCCATGCGAGGTTTCTCCAATAAAATTGGATAATGCTCTGTATGATTATAAAAAATTAACAGCGACTTTTAAAGATCCTACCACAGAGCTGTTTCTTAAAATAATCGACGAATTACGTAAAATTATTTATTGTCGAACCAGTTCTCAGTTTTTCAACAATGTTGCTACTAAACAAATACCATGCGATCAAAAATCAAAAACTTGGGTATTTGATCATAATTTAAACTCAGATCTAGTATTAATTCAAACATACGACGAGAATTTCAATCAATTAATACCAGAAACAATAGTACTCAATAATGATAATACCGCAACCATAACTTTTTCGTTTGATGCATGCGGATACATCATAGGTGTAAGCGGTAATATCAGCACCAGTGGTACTTCAGGCACAGGCACCAGCGGTAGTAGTGGTAGTAGCGGAGAAAAAGGATCAGCTGGATCAAGCGGAACAAGCAATACAAGCGGTACAAGCGGTACAAGCACATCTTCAGGTACCAGTGGTAGTCAAGGCACAAGCGGTACAAATGGTGAGGGTGGTAGTAGCGGTCAAAGTGGCGATATAGGAACCAGTGGAACTAGTGGAGAAAATGGAAGCAGTGGTACAAGCGGTAGTAGTGGTTTATTAGATGGATCAAGCGGATCAAGTGGTACAAGTACTACAAGCGGTACAACCGGCACAAGTGGCACAAGAGGATCAAGCGGTAGATCAGGCACCAGTGGAAGCAGCGGAACAAGTGGTAGTAGTGGAACAAGTGGTACTAGCGGTACAAGTGGTACCAGTGGTACAAGTGGCACTAACGGTACTAGTGGTAGCAGTGGTACAAGTGGTACAAGCGGATCTAGTGGCACAAGTGGAACAAGTGGTAGCAGTGGTACAAGTGGTAGCAGCGGATCAAGTGGTACAAGTGGATCAAGTGGTACAAGCGGTACTAGTGGATCTAGTGGCACCAGTGGTACTAGTGGTACGAGTGGTACCAGTGGGTCAAGTGGATCGAGCGGATCTAGTGGCACAAGTGGCACATCTGGTATAAGTGGAAGCAGTGGTTCAAACGGCACAAGCGGCACAAATGGTACCAGTGGCACAAGTGGTACTAGTGGCACAAGTGGTACAAGTGGTACAAGCGGTACTAGTGGATCATCTGGTATAAGTGGAACAAGCGGATCAAACGGCACAAGTGGTACAAGTGGTACAAGCGGTACCAGTGGTACAAGTGGTACAAGTGGATCATCTGGAACAAGCGGCACCAGTGGTACAAGTGGTACAAGTGGTACAAGTGGATCAAGTGGATCAAGTGGATCAAGTGGGTCGAGTGGATCAAATGGTACAAACGGCACTAATGGTACAAATGGTACTAGTGGTACAAGCGGCACTAGTGGTACGAGTGGTACGAGTGGTACCAGTGGTACAAGTGGATCAAGTGGATCAAGTGGATCAAGTGGATCAAGTGGATCAAGTGGATCAAGTGGTACAAATGGTACTAGTGGTACTAGCGGAACAAGTGGCACAAGCGGTACTAGCGGATCAAGTGGTTCAAGTGGTTCAAGTGGGTTAAGTGGTTCAAGTGGTTCATCTGGTACTAGCGGATCGTCTGGCAGTAGCGGAACAAGTGGATCTAATGGCACAAACGGCACTAGTGGTACGAGCGGCACAAGTGGAACAAGTGGTACCAGTGGTACTAGCGGTACAAGTGGATCAAGTGGATTAAGCGGATCAAGTGGATCAAATGGTACAAGCGGATCAAACGGCACAAATGGCACAAGTGGGTCAAATGGTACAAGTGGAACGAGTGGTACAAGCGGTACAAGTGGTAGTAGTGGAACAAGTGGTACAAGTGGTAGTAGTGGAACAAGTGGATCAAATGGCACAAGTGGTACTAGCGGATCTAACGGTACCAGTGGTAGCAGTGGCACAAGTGGTACAAGTGGTACTAGTGGTACTAGTGGTACTAGTGGATCAAGTGGATCAAGTGGATTAAGCGGATCAAGTGGATCATCTGGTACTAGCGGATCAAGTGGATCATCTGGTACAAGCGGATCCAAT